AATGCTGTGGTTACAGCATAGGCGAAGGTAGCCTCTGGGTCGTTGCAGATAGCGGGAACGGTCTTCGAGCCGTTCTTGGCCACTGTCACGGCGTGCTGAGAAGCGAGCACCTGCGGAGTGTTGGCATCCATCACGGCATAACATGCGAAAGCCTGCGTTGTGCCGCCTGCGCCGTTGATGTAGATAGAGAGGTCGGTCATCGAGAACGCGGTGTTCAGGGTGATGGCGGTGATGTTCTTCTTAGACACAGCCTGAGAGGTTGCGTCGATGGTCAGACGAACGTCGCCGTGCTGCTGGGCAGCGAACCACTCGTAGTAGCCGATTTCGAGGTAGCGACCAGAACCTGCAACGAGCTTGCCGCTGGCGTTCAGCTCGCTGTTGACGAAGTGAGAGACGGTGTAGCGATAGCCAGCGCAACGGCCATTCTCGATGACGAAGCCACCGGCAGCACCCTTGATCTTCGGGGTAGCCATCAGCTGAGCCTCGGTCACGCGGTCCATTGACAGGCAAACCTCGCCCTCGAAGAATCCCTTGTTGCTGAACTCGGCAACGGCAGAGAGAATCTGCTTGTACTCGTCGCCACTGCCCAGGGTAATAACGCCCACAGGAGCCAGGTTAGAGAAAGCGCCCTTGTTACCAGTCCACTCAGCGCGGCTGTAAATCTTCTTGGCCCAGTACTCGCGGATGGCGATACCGAACTTGCTCTGCACGAAGGCCATGAGGTCGAATGCAGCGTTGTCGATAGCCATGTTAGAGATGGGCACGGTCAGACCGCAACGGCGAACGGTCGGGGTGATGTTGGCGAAGTTCAGCACCTGATCGCTCAGAGCCTCGATTTCACCTACCTCCTCCATCTCAACATCGTTGATGCTGACAGGCCAAATCTCGTTACCTGTAACACCAGTGATAATGTTCAGACCTTCGGGCAGTCCCAAACCCTCGTGGAGAGTAGGAATCAGCTCGTGGATAGAGAGACGGATGGCACCAGAAGCGTCGATGTTGGCACTGACATTAGATGTGCCGTCGCTGTTCTGACCGGCAGACAGCAGAATCTCACGCTGTGCCTTGCCAGGGTTCGTGCGAACGTCCTGAAGCATCTCGCGGAACTGAGCCTGCAAGGTTGCCTGACGATGATTCTCCATGTTGTTAGCATGGGCACCGTCGGCGTTTCTCAGGTCCATCTCACGCTTAAGGTTTGCCAACTCACGAGACAGCTCACGCTCCTGGTTTGCTTCCTCGTCTGTAAAGTCACGATTAGCGGCCTTGGTGTAAAGTTCACCAATTTTGCCATTTACCTCACGATACTGGGATGCCAGTTCGTCAAAGGTCATTGTCTTGATTTCTTTCATTTCTCAAAACGTTTTAAGGGTGAATAAAAAACTTGTTACTTGTTACTTGATTTCTCGTTAGTATGTCATTTCCTCCAGCATGATTTCGTTGGCACGGAGTACGCGCTGACGGCGGGCATTTTCCTTGGCTATCTCAGCAGCCTTCAGTTTTGCCAACTCTTCCTTCTCGCGCATTTCCTTCAACTTGCGATCCTGCTCTTCCTTGGCTTCCTGCTCGCGCTTCTCCACCAGGGCAGCGGGTTCGCCTACCTTGCTGTCAAGGAACTCATCGACCTCGCGGGTGTCAACGCTGGTCTGCTCGTAGGCAGGATGTCCGGCGATGGTGACGTCATACAGGCCAGTGACCTTCTTGACGTGACGTAGCCAAACCTCTTTGCCCTCGGCATTGCGGTCTTCAATCTTTTCGTAGCTCACGCCGTTCTCGCTGTCTTCTTCGTCGGCACGGAAAGCGAACGACATGCCCGTAATGTCACCACGCTCGATGGCACTCAGCAGTTCGTTGGCTCGCTCGGTATCGGCCAGAGTACACTCGACGCGCAATCCGCGCTTGTCGAGCTGTAGGTTCAATGTGCCCTTGCCATTGCGCCAGCGGCCAAGGATAGCCGTGTTGTCGTGGAAGGCAGTGAGCACCACATCTGAGCGTTGCAGCAGTTCGTTGGTGATGCTGCCTGGCTCCATGATTTCGTACACTTCGCGGTACGACGACCACGGCACGAGGTTGACAGAGCGAACACCGAACACGACGGCATAGCCCTCGATGGTGCGACTGCGCTCCTCGCCCTCAGCAGCCTCGCGGACGTGGAGCCCTGAGACTTGCAGGTCGATTTGTCGATTCAATTTCTTGTTGCTCATATCTTTTCGATTTGAAATTATCGTTTCATTATGCGGGCAGAATTGCGTTCTGGGTTTACCGCGCGTTTTCGGCCCAAATTCTTGAAGTATTCTGCCACCTCGTCGCGGCTCACGGGCTGCGGTGCTATGGCTGTTCTGATTTTGTATGCCATATCATTGCCCGCCTCCCCACAGGTTTACCATGAACGCCTTGCCGTCGCTGCTCTCGATGGTCTTGCCGTTGCTGTCGACGAGGATCATGTGGCGGTCTTTCAATCCCACACGCAACAGCTTGCCGTCGGAGGTTCGGAATACCAACTCGTTCACATCACGGAGATAGCCCTGGCGCACGATGATGGTGCGGAAAGCCTGCACGCCCGTGCCGCCGTTGATTTTCTCACTGAGATTGGTAAAGCTCCAGGCTGTGTTCAGGGTGATACTCGTCACATTTCGCTCAGCCACTTCTTTGCTCACGCCGTCGATTATCATGCGGGCTTGGTCATGCTGGGCAATCTTGAACCACTTGAAGATGCCGATGCCGATAGCGTCAGCAGCCTTGCGCACCAGCTTGCCGTTTTCGTTCAGCTCCGTGTTGAAGTATTTGTTGACCACGTAGGGATAACCACAGCACAAGCCGTTCTGAATCACCATGCGGCCCTCTTCCGGCACTATCGGGGTGCACTTCAGGCGCACCTCCATCAGTTCGTCCATGATGATCACCGCTTCGCTCGTGTCGTAGCCCTCCAACTCCAAGAGCGTCATCTGCGCCATGATGCTTTCGTACCATGACCCTTCCGGCACTACCCAGTTCGAGGCGTGCGCTCCTGAGAACGGCCCATTGTTGCCGTCCCATCGTGCCGTCGAATAGAGGTGCTGCGCCACGTACCGACGCTGTGCCAGCATAAATTTGCGCTGCACATACGTCAGCAGGTCGAAGCCCGCCGAGTCGATGGCCATGTTCGACACTTCCACGGTGATGCCCGTGCGGACGGGTTCGGCACCGCGAATCTGGGCAAAGCCAAGGTTTTGCTCCGAAAGCTCGCCCACCTCGTCCTCTTCCTCAATCTCCACGTCATTGATACTCACCGGCCACACCTCGGCACTATCCACGCCCGTTGCCACCTCCAGTCCTGGGGGCAGGCCAAGGTCGCCCTCCAATGTCGGCAGGAAGTCGCGGATGGTCAGCCGTATGGCACCGCTGGCATCAAGGCACGATTGGTCGCCCTGGAACTTCGCCTCCAGCGTCAGTTCCCTTCTATGGTCACGCGCTCCTCGGAGCACTTCGCGCATCCTTCGCGCTATATCTTTTCTTTCGGGTATCATTCGTCACCTCCCTCCCCGTCGTCGGGGTTGTTAGTTGTTCCTGCTGGTTGTGGTGTTGTCGCGGGTCGCCCGCCCTGCTGTGCCTCTGCGCCCTTGGCCATGAGAGCTTTGAGCGTCATCAGGTTCGCGCTTGCCATTGGCTCGTCGCCGTCCGTGATGCTTGGCAGGTCGTACTGATTGCGCAGCTCGTTGACGGTGTTCACGCCTGTTTCCAGATGTATCTTGTCGATTTCAGCCTGACCCTTTGCGTCGAGTCGTCTCAACGGCAGCTCGCATACGTGAATCCTTCGCTTTCCGAAGTCATCAGCCGTCAGCAGCTTGGCATTCATCTCGTCTTCCCACTCCCTTATGCGGGGCTGAATGGTGCGAAGCATGAACTCCTGCGTTGCGTGCTCAGGCATCTTGTAAGAAGAGCCTGCGTCTTCCATCATCATGATTCTCGGGACACCCAGAATGCGGGCAAGGTCTGAGACTTGAAAACCACGGTTTTCGAGCAACTGAAGCTGTTGAGCCGTCTGAGAGATAATCGTCGGGTCCATCACATTATCCAGCAGCACTACATCCTGACTTTGCCAGTCGCCCTCGAACTTCCGCGCCGTCTTGCGCAACTCTTCGGGACTGTTGCGCCCACGGGTTCCCATCGGCGTGCTCTTCTCCTCCTTCAGCAGAATCTTGTGCTTACCGCCCTTCGCCACATCTTGCAAAGCCTGGTCATCAGCCGTTGCCGCAATCTGCAATGCCTTGAAAGCAAAGTCCAAGGTTGGAAGAC